TTTAACTACAACCAACCTAGGCTAGGTAGCTTAGACATTAGAGAGGTAAAGAACAGTGACTACTTCTTCGCGTAAGAAAGGAATACTTCCAGTAAGATTAGGTATAGAACCTGATACTAAAACAGTATTAACAGAGTTAGGAATGGATCCAACTCTTGACGATCGAATGACTGATCGAGAGTTAGATGAATTAATAATTGAAAATGAATATCAAGACAGCTTAGAATGGTATAAAAGCCAGGACATGGAGCAGCGAGGTCTTAAAGAACTAGGCGAATGGAAACGATTTGCTCTTGATAGAATTAAAAAGATGTAAACAAAAATCCCCTAAGAGTATCATAAGATATTCTTAGGGGTATTTTTTTATTAAGCATCAATATTATTAGAAGCACTTTGAGATAATATTTTACGTCCTTCTTT